CGCACGTAGAGAACCATTGATTGCCGTCGCTTTGGCGCATCTTGGAGTCAATGCGCGAGTGACCTTTCGCGGGCTTTCCGTTGGAATCCAGAACGCAAAGGCCGGGATAACTGGCATACACGCGGATGGTGTCGGGATATTCGTCGCCGCGCTTTGAGAATATAGCAAACTGATCGCCTTCGTCTGTGGCAATTTCTCCAACGGTGTCAATTTCATCGGCGTATAGAAACGAACCTTTTGCGCGCCTCATGTCGCCGGGCGCGTTTGCCCCGAAAATGTCAATCAGCCCACCATGATATTTCTTGTGCATCATGGTCAGGTCGCCGCTTCGCTTTTTAGCCCCGCTTCCAAGGTAATGAAGGCAAGGCGTCGTGTCGAATAATTCACCCACAAGGCAATCCTTGCTCCACTTTTCTCCGTTGTCGTTCGTCGGCCAAAGCGAAAGTATGCGCCTCGGCTGCTGGTCAATGATGTATCCAAGCGCAAGCAATACAACCGTTGATTTCAGCCCGCGTGAATACAGCATATACGATGTCTCTACTACGTTGCGCTCAAATAAGCTGGCGTGCATTGCCTTTGTGTATGGCGCGTAATCCCATTTGAACCGCCCGCCATTCGGCAAACGGTAGATTTGTTCAGCCCATTCCTCTGGGGCCATCTTGCTCCACGGCGCAAAGTTCTTCTCGATTTGTAGCGCGATGCTCTGGCGGTAGGAGGCGGCGGAAATCAGGTCGTTCATATCGCCAGTGCCGCCGTCTCGTATGTCTCTTCTTTATTCGCGGTTGGAAAAAGCGTTTGCTGGCGTGTCTCGCGGTCAATGCGTTCGCACGCTGCCTTGTAGTAATCGGCATCCAGTTCGCACGCGGTCAAATGATGTCCCGCGTAGTGGCAGGCAATCGCACTGCTGCCTGATCCGAGGTGCGTGTCGAGAATCGTGTCGCTGGGCTTCGCGTAGTTGGCGAGCAGCCAGCGGTAGAGGGCCACGGGCTTTTGCGTGGGGTGGATGCGCCCCCCCTGATTGGGGCTTTGGTCAAACTTCTTGCAGGTCGTATTGAATGAAGTCCACGCCAGTTCAAATTGAGCGAAGGAAACATCTTCTGAAAATCCCTTATCCCAAAGCAGCCAGCAGGAACTATCCTTTGGCATCTTGCTGATAAAGTGATTCGCGCCCCAAATGATTTGATTTTTAGAAACTCGAAAAATCTCCGCGAAGTAGGATTCATCGGGAGAGCATAAATCCCATATTGCGGGCTTAAACTCACTCGGCTTGTCGCCCTTCCTGCGCCCCATGTTGTGATTAACTCCTATCCCATACGGCGGATCAACAATCGCCAGATCAAAGTGCCCATCTGGAAACTCGCGCATTATGTCCATGCAATCCGTGTGGCGGATGTCTAGTAGGTTGGTTTTCATGCCTTCTCTTTGACCTTAGCCGCGATGTCCCGAAACTGTGAGTATATGTCGTTGATCAATTCCTCCGTCAGCGTCTTGCCTGTCTGCGCCTTTAGCATCGCCGCGACGTTTGCGAACGCTTCCTCGTTAATCTGCTCCAGTGTTTCCAACGGCACGCGCTCTTTGCGGAGCACTTCGTTTTGAAGGTCAATCTGCTGCTTCCGTGCAATCGCCAGTTCCTTTTGCGCCTGCTCGGTTGTGACAGCCGAACTATCTCCGTTGCCAGTTCCGCCGCAATAGATAGCCTCCAACAATGCAGGAGCCTCGTATTGCATAGTAGTATTGCGCTCTCCGCCCATCGTATAAGGCAGATTCGTTGCCCGCTTCTTTATTGTGGTCGGAGACTTGCCCGTTAATCGGCTGGCTTCATTTACGCCCAGATATTCCATAGAGTTGTTGAATTGATTGGATTGGAAAGAGAGGCGCGCCCGCCGAGAATGAAAAACACCACAAAGAACTCAGCGGGCGCACGACGAACCAATGCACTGCTTGCAAGTGAGTGTCAAAACCTTTCTCTGTAAAATTGCTATAATCTTGACACGATTTCCTTTTTGCCTTACGGGTCGCGCCCGTTCGTTGAAAGCGCAAGCGAACTTAAAACATTCTTCCCAAATCTCCCGCAAGCACTGTTGCTAAAATCGTGAGCAAAACAAAGTGCTAAAAAAGCTGCATCATCGTTCACTCTTAGCATTTTCGTAGCTAGGGCAAAATCGCTGTGCGGAACCTACTGTAGAACAGATGTTCCACGGAGAACCTACGTGTGCGTAATATCTCTGTAGAACGTTCCACAAGATTGATACGTATGCGTAGCATTTCTGTGGAATGTTCCACGGATTTGATACGCGTGCGTAGTATTTGACGCTCGTGCGTTGTCAGTCCCTCCCGGCCTTGTCAGTCCCTCCCGCTCTCGCGCTATGCCAGATCATCGTGTGCGCGTGATAGTCTGCGCGTGCGTATATTCGCGCCCGCTTGTCATTCGTCACTCGCTGACAATGGCGAGCCGTTGACCGTATGGCTTGCCAGCTTGTCAGTGCGTGCCGATAGCCTCACCAGTGCGTTCGTCATGGCATCGCGCAGATCAAGCGGTGACTGTATTGCGTGCAACGTCAGGCCGTGCGTGCGTTGCTCTATTGCATCGGCTCTTTCCATTGCGCTTTGTATTGCGTGCGGTGCGTGTGTGTGCGTTGTCATCGTGGCAACGTATGGCAACGGCTCACGTATTGCGGGCGTGCAATTCATGCCAATTTCCCGCTTACATTTTCGCCGCGTTTCAATTTATTTTCGTGCTCTTTTGCGTAGGTAAAACGCGCTTTTCCGTTAGTGAACAGCAAAATAATTGTTGACCTTTTTTCACGATGCTCTAGCTTTCTACATATGAAAACAAACCAAACCGAAAACCTCATCCAAAACGTAATCGCTGGCACGCTGGCAGTCGCGACCGTTGCGACTTTGATCAGCATCGCCTGTGCACTTTATACGTCACTGCAAATCTCGCTTTATACATCGGGCAGCCTTTAATCACACAAACCACACACCAAAAACCACAATGAAAAACACACCTACAGCCACCAAGCCAGCCGAGGGCACGCAATCGGCGAAGTTTACGCACGCGCAGAAAATGAAACTCACTCACTGGAAAGCTCAAAACACAGATAAGGCAAAATATCTTGGCACACTTGCTTTGAAAAATGGCGATACGTTTGAAATAATTGAAACGGACACGCACCTTTGCTTTGGAGGCGCCTGCAATGCGGGATTCCTCGAATCTGGAAGCATGGAAAAACAGGAAGGCGAAAGCACAGATGCCGCGCTTGGAGAGCTATTGGAGGAGCTGGAAACCCACTATCGCGACGGCTCGCAATTTTGCAATCGAATCCAATGCAACCAAAGAATGTAATTTCACACCATAAACCAAAAACACACACAAACCACAATGAAAACACAAAACACAATAACAGACGAACAAATCACCGATGCCGGACATGATGCCGACATGATTCCACAGGTGCGCGCCCTTTGCGCTCATATTGACTGTCAGCCGGACGAATTGATCCGAGAACGCCACGATCACTATGGCATGCCCGTTTTCAGCTACGGGCGCGCAGAATACGCCATTGGCAGCGATAGCGAGGCGGACGGCGCGTGGGATCAGTCGCTCGACTCGTATATTGAGGAATGTATCACGCCAGAAATTGAAAAGCTAGAGGTTGGCAATTTGTCCGCCTATATCAAATTCGACGAGGAAATGTGGAAACGCGATGCTCGCATGGATGGGCGCGGGCATTTCCTTTCCAGCTATGACGGCGAGGAAAACGAAGAGGGCGAGCTTTTCATCTATCGCACGAACTAATCCACCCTCTAACCACTAAAAAAACATGAAAACACTAGAAATTAAACTGCTATCATTCAAAGAACTAAGCGACGACGCCAAAAAGCGCGTGCTTAAAGACAAGGCCGAGGATGTTTATTCCGATCCTGACAACTTCACGCTTGGCGAGTGTATGGACTCGCTTAAGGCAATCGTGAGTGCTTGCGACTTGCGCCTTAGTGACTGGAATATTGGGCCGTATAATCGAAATAACTTCGCCAAGGTTGACTGCGACGACGCGGGAAACCGCGCCCTCGCCCGCTTCCTCCGCGTGCTACTCGCGCACGGATACACACGGCCAAAGAAATTCACAGAACTACAGTTTCCCGGCACTTGTGGCTTCACTGGCGTATGTTTTGACGAAGACATAGCGGAAGCCGTGTGGAAGTCGCTCCTTAGCGGGGACACGCTAGGAAAAGCATTTGACTGCGCGGCGGATGAAATAGCTTCAATCTGCGAGAAAGACTTAGAATATCACGCAAGTGAAGCGGGGATTCTCGAATATTTAGACGAGGACGAAGAAGTACATGAGGAGGAC